CGACATCTCGACACCATCGATTTCATCAACGATGCGTTTCGTGACGACCTACAGGTAACCGAAGGCGTACTATGCGGACAATGCGCCGCCCTTTATTATAAACCGGGCGAGGATGTGCCTTTCGCGGAACAAACCAACATCTAAAACGAAATGGCAGGGGGACGGCTTGCCGATCACGGGGTGGGCTCTGCCTCCGACGCTGCCACTACCTAAGCCGGATACTCCCCCGCCGGGCATCGCTTGGCGGCGGCGCGCGCGGATCATCGATCCCGTCCAACAGGTCCGGCCCGTTGTTCCGCACACTGTTGACGGCCCTGCTGACCGGCCAAAGCCGCACCGTACCCGCGGCGGCCGGGCCAGCAGGTCCACCGGCTGGCCTGGGCCTCGCCAAGCCAGGCAGGCCGGGGGCCGGTTCGAGGATGACCGGCATCCGGCCATGCACCTGCGCCGTGGCGGCGTTCGCCGCGGTCACGGTGATGGCGACGGGCAGCCGATGGATTGGGTGATCGAGCAGGTATTTGCCCTTTCTCGGGCAGCGATGGGGCGCGATAGCTCCGCCGCCGCCTCGATTCAGGTCACGTCGAGCTTCGTCCTCGCCACGACAACGTGGCGCAGTGCGTCGAGTAAGGCTGCTGCTTCCCATGTCGCACCTTGGGTCAGCGCGGCCTCAAACGACAAATGCGCGAGCGGATGTCGCCCGCGGCTGGATGGCGTGTCCACATAAGCCATCGACCACGTTGGGAAAAGCGCTGCGTCGGATAACCGGGCCTTCGGCTGTGCCGCACCGGCCTCAGGGTGTGTGCCCCCGAGACGCTCGACCAGGTTCGAGGGTGTCGGGGACTGATTACCGCCGCGCGATAAGCAGCCCCAAAACCACTCCGAGGCCGAGGGTCGTCGCAAGTGCCATCATTGGGTTCTCCGCGGTGAAGCTGCGAGCTTCGTCCGCCGCCTGCCCGTAGGCCCGCTGTGCCTGGCCTTTCACCTGATTGATCTTGCCGCGCACCTGGGTGGCCGCATCGCCGGTCAGCCCGCCAACAGCGTCCTGTACCCTGCCGGCCGTCTCGCGAAATCCGCCGTCAATCCGATTACCGTCCATTGCCGCCTCCAAAAAGTTTGCTGCGGTGGAACAACTCCGCCGCAGATCAATCGTTCGCTGCCGACGCGATCGAAAAAAGAAATGGGCGATTACGGAAGCGGGTTGGGGCTGTACTGCGAACGTGCAAGGCGCGCGGGACTGCGGTTTCGGCCCATGGCGAAGGGCTGCAGCTTGTGTGGCGGCTTACCTAAGCGTAGCGCTGTGCCGCCTTACGCGTTCTCCATCATGACAAGCTCATAGGCGGCGTCTATCGCGTCTAGGATGTCAGCATACGAGCCCCAAGCCAGCCCTTGGCTTTGGCCGTCCACAAGCCACTCGATGCCCCAGCGGCCCGAGGCCAGAGCGGCCAAACGGTAGGTATTCATTGGCAACGTGTGCGGCCTAGGCAAAGAAAAGGCCGGCGGCAACCGGGGGGTTGGAATGCGCCGGCCTGAGTTTAGCCTTGTTGTGCGATCAAATGGGAACGCAGGACGGCCGGAAAGGTTCCAGACAATCGTATGTCGTGGCGCTGGTGGGTGGCTTTGGCGGGCGGTTTGGGCTGTTGCGATTGCCGTTTTACTGGCGCACCCATAGTCGACTCGACCGTTGTCCATATTGGCGAATACTCGCGGGAGGAAGTTGCCTAAATGAGTAGCTGGTCGCCAGCAGATGCGATCGCCATGGAACGGCGCCATATCATTGAGGGTGAGAAAAGGGTCGCCCGGCAAGAAGCGCTTGTGTTGGAACAGATCGAAAGAGGGCATGTTCAAAACATGGCCCGCTTCCAGGAGGTACTGGACCTCTTTCGTGAGTCCTTGGAGCTTTCAAGGGAGCGCCTTCGGGACCTGGAGCTACGCTACGGGAACATGATAGGCACCTGACCGCCGCTTTTTGGCATAAACCTACCTCGCATCAGCGACCGAGATGGGCGCAGGCTGTGTAAAAACGCCGTACCGCAACGGTAATTAGCAACTATGCTGACGCCGCGCATATCTAGATTGAATCTTTCTGCGTGCCGAGGACGCAGTTTTGATAGATCATTTCGTGGTGGCCGGCGGCAACCTTGTTTTTACACAGTCTCGGCGCAAAGCAGCCGTCGGCGACTTCGGTCGTCCTGCTTGGTTTCCACCAGGAGTGGAAAATCAAAGTGAGACACTACCCCAACGGCTTTAGCGTGCCAAGTGACTGAATCTCCGTCGTGCGACGCACGGTCCCCACGTTGGCGGTCTCCGCGGCCGCGGCTTTAGCCCAAATCTGACAGCGAGGTATTCTGCACGAAGGGCGGGGGGATCGCGGCCCCCAACGCTACGACGTGAACGTTTAGCGAACAACGTGCCCCCTGCCACTGAGCAGGCGGCGTACGCCTTCTTGAGTTCGGTCGCGATCGCCAATGCAAAGGATTCTCCGTCCGTTCCTGAAGGGTGGAAAAGTTTTTCCGATTTGGACCGAACGTTTCGGCACTTCTCTGTCAAAGACATTCACCGCTGTGAACCGCGATCTCCCGCGCCTTCGCGTGAGCAAGATCATCGCCCGTCGTTGCGCCGGCGTGTTCGATTCGGCAACGTAGCCCGTGCAGCCCTACGCCATGCGGGTCCGTCGACAGGCGATGCCTCGGTCCGGGCATGGCGTAGGACCAGGCGCCCGCAGCTATCGCGCGTAACGGCTCTCCTTCCACCGGGGACCAAGAAAACCCCCCGTCAAGCCATGACGGGGGATTTCATGGACCTGGCCGCACTCGAAAAACTCGCCACCGCGCCGGAGATGGCGAATCACGCCGCCTATCTCGCGGCCGACATCCAGCGCCTGCTGCCGGCGCTGGGCGACCCGTCGCGCGCGCTGTCCGTCGTCCAGACCCTCCAGAAATGGGCGCGCGCCGAAGGCGAGAGCCTGCGCAAGGGCTTTGCCACCGCCTTCCTGGAGCGCGCGAAGGCGGCGCTGGGCAATCACTCGGTCGGCGACGTTGTCGCACGCCACGCCACACCTATCCGCCCCGGCGCGGACATCAAGCGCGTTCCGGCGCCCGCTCGCTTCCGGATGCGCGGTCCCGCGCCGCGCATCCAAGCCGAGACCGCGCCGTCAGGGCGTCTGAACGCGCCCACGGACACCCCGCCTGCCGAAGCCGCGCATCGCAGCGGCGCCAAGCTCGCCGGCCTGTTCGCCAGCCATGGCTTCAAGCTGGGGCTTGCGGCGGCTGGTGGTGTCGGCGTGGCGCACGGGCTGAGCGACAGCCAGCGCAAGGAACGCAGCGCCGCGGCCAAGGCCCGCTGGTCAAAAGCCAAGAGCGGCCCGGCCACGCCGGCGATGGCGAAGGCTGCCCATCCTGCTTTCGCACCCGCACAGGCCGGCATCACTCGCCGCGAAGGCATCAGCCACGAAGAAGCGGGTGCGATCCTCGCCGCTGCGGCGCGTGGCGCCGGCAAGCGCGCGAAAAACCGCAACCCGCGCCTGAAGCGCGTGAAAGGCTAGGCCATGCACTTCCAGCCCGGCGGTGCGGAGCGCCTCGATTTCTTCGTTCCGATGATCAAGATCGACGAGGAGCAACGCCTCGTCTATCTGCGCGCCGCCCGCGAGGAGCCCGACCGCGCGCGCGAGGTCATGGATTACGCGTCGGCTGTGCCGCAATTCGAGGCATGGTCGGCCGAGCAGTTGCGCAATTCCGGTGGCCTGTCGAAAGGTAATATCCGCGCGATGCACCGCCGCGATTCCGCGTCCGGTGTCGTGCGCGAAATGAAGTTCCATGATCTCGATAAGGCCGTGGATCTCTGCATCTACGTCAGCGACGATCAGGATTGGCGCAAGTGCCTGACCGGGACCTATACCGGCGCCTCGATCGGTGGCGGCTACCTGCGCAAATGGAATGACCCGAACCTGCCGGGCCATATCCGCTACACGCCGCGCATCGAAGAAATCAGCCTCGTCGATCGCCCCTGCATCACGAGCGCGCGCATTGCCGAGTTGGTCAAGGTCGATGGCACCGTCACGACGCTGACGCTGCACGGGCGCGCCCGCACTTTTGCGGAGATTTGGACACCAGCGCCGCCCACTTTCGCGCAGCTCTGGAAAAAGGCGGCCTGATGCCTCCGAAATTTTCGGCGGAACTGATCGCGGCACTCGCCAAGCGTGTGCGCGAGCACAACGAGGCCACCCCGGACCACCGCGTGAAGCTGACTGACCTGAAGAAGCGTTTCGCGCACGGCTACCACGGCGCGAGCGAGGATGAACGCACGGTTGCCGCGTGGGCGAATGTCGATCGCCACCTGGGCAAGCTGGCTAAGGTTTTCGATGAAGGAAAGCATCCCCGCGGCAACGGGGGTAAGTTTTCCGGCTCCAAGGCTCCGATCGCCATGGCGCTGCCCAGCACGGCCGCAGCGCACCGCCAGCTTCAACGCGCGAACCCCGCGTATGCCGCGCTGACGAGCGACATTGTTCCGGAGCGCCGCAACGAAGTGCGCGGTTTCTGGCTGCGCAATGCGCTCGGTACGGCGGCTGGCGCGGCACTCGTTCTGCCGCTGATCCGCCGCGGCGCCGGCAGCGGCGCGGGCACGAAAATCATTCAGGCCGGCAAGCTGCTCGGGCGCTACAGCGTCTCGATCCCGATGGCCACCGTTGCCTATCCAACCGCCGGCGCCGCCGAGCGTGTCGTGCGCCCAATCGCGCGCGCGGTTGGAAAGCCGATCGAACCAGGCTCGTTCTATCGCGCTGCCGGCGTTTTCACGCGAGGGGTCGGATCAGTGGGCGAGAAGGCAGGCCATGGCTTCGGATGGGGCGCTGCGCACGGCGCGCATATCATCCTGCAAGGCATCGATCACGCGGCCGGCGATCATCCGAACCCTGTGGTCGCGCGTCTGCGTCACGCCGGCGTGCGCGCCGGTCTCTCATTCGGCGCTGGCGCCGCGCTGACCGCGCCGATCGTGGGGACGCCGCTCGATCCGGAGCAGATCGGCGCCGGCGTGGATGCGTTCTCCTATCGCACCATCCAGAAACGCGCCGATGCCGATGGCGTGGCCGATCTGCTCGCGAAATATGCCCCGAGCGACACGCTGCAAAAACGTGGCTTCTACGCGCAGATCGCTCGCCGCCTATTCCCCGCGGCAGCGGCGACGGCCGTCGGCCTTGGCGCGGCGGGCGCCGCCGAGGGCGCGCATGCAGTGTTGGGCACGCGCCACGGCGATCCCTACCGCGATTCCCGTGGGCGCTTCGCCAGCCGTGCAAATGCCGTGACGGTCGGTGCCGGCATCGCCGGCGCGCTGGCTGGTGGTGCTGCCGCCTACCTGGCGCTGAAGCACGGCAATATCCGCGCGCTCTCGCAGGCCGTGCAGCGTAGTGCCGGCCGCGTCGATCAGAAACTGGCCGCAGCACGCTCGGACCTGGGCACCGGCCACGTCGCCGACATGATCGCCGAGCACAAGGCGCTCGAAGCGAAACTGAAAACCGGCCGCCCGGCCGCGATCGCCGAGCACATGGCGAAGGATCCTGAATATCTAACCGAAACGCGCCGGCTGGCGCTCTATGCCGGCTCGCACGACCAGCATATCAAGGAACAACTGCGCCGCGAAGTGAATGGCCGCCTGGCCAACACGTTGTCGCAAATCAACGAATTCCGCGTGCCGGGCCCGGGCAAGCCATCACAGTGGCCAACCATCGGGCAGGTTCGCGCGCAGGCCGGCGGCGCCGTCGGTAAGGCCGACCAGGTGGCGCGCGACGCGGTGCTGAAAGCCGTCGATGGTGCCTCGCCGCAGGAATTCGAATCCGCGATCGCGGAAATGACGCCGGCGCAGCAGGAAACCGCGCGTCATTGGATGCGCACGCGCCAGACGTCGATCGACGCGGTCGACGATCAGCTGGCCGCGCACAACAAGAAACTCGAAACGCTAGACGGCAAGGTGAAGGAAGCCGAGGCCGGGCTGGAGACCGCCAAACGCGGCGTGTCCGATGCCAAGGCTGTTCTCGATCGCGCCGGCAACGATGCCGAGCATGCCGCCGCCGGCGCCGCCTACACGAAGGCGCAGGAAACCGAGACGGCGGCTGCCGGCGCCGTGACGAAGGCGCAGAAGGCGCTTGATACGCACCGCGCGAAGCCGTCCGGTGTTATATCGCCGGTGACGGGTCAGCCGGTGCCACCGGCGACGCAGGCCGAGCTGCAGCCACTGCACATCAAAGCGCGCAGCGAAGCCGAGGCCCGTGCGGGCAAGAAAGTCGATGCGAGCATCAAAAAGCAGCTCGGCGCCAGCAAGCAGACGGTCGAAGCCGCGCGCGAGCGGCAAATCGCCAAATTCGAGGGGCGCGGCCACCGCCTCCTGGCTGCGCAGGCGCTGCTTGGCCGCCGCAACAATGTCATTCCGGAGCACGCGGTCGGCGCCAGCAAGCGTGTGCTCGTCGCCGCGCGCATGCTCGAGGACGCGCACGATAAAGAGGTCGATGCGCTGCGCCATGTGATCCTGTCGCGTCAGCTGCTTGCCTCGCTGAAAGAGGCGCAACGCGGCAAGATCCCGAAGGGGCTCAATGCCGAGGAAGCCGCGGCGCTCGTGCTGAAAGGGCACCTGGTCGCCGGCGAAGTCGCTGGCGCCGAAGCCTACCACAAGATCGCCGTCGCGCACGCGGCGCTTGCCGAGCGCCGCCTCGGCAAGCACGCCGTCGCGTTCCGCGATCGCGTCATGGCGCAGCCGGAAGCGAAGCCTGGCCGTATGCCGAAGCTCGTCTATCGCGCGCTGCTGCGCGACGTCGATCGCGCGTCCGCCGGTGGCCGCGATGCCGTGCATGCGTTCCTGCGCAGCCCGGTCGGCAACGCGATCCGTAGCGTCGCGCAGGCCGGCGCCGAGCACGTCAGCCATGCTGCCGATACCGTCTATCATGCTGGCCGCGACGTGGCGCGCGCACTGACGATGCGCGAGACGGCCGAGGGCAGCGGCAAATACGTGGTCGATCCGAAAAAGCTGCTCGTCGGCAGCCCGCTGGCCTATGTCGCCGGCGAGGCCGCGCGCGACGCGTATCGCTATGGCCGCGACCAGGTCGCGCACCAGCTCGGCTACGATAAGGGCGAGCCGCGCTCGAAATTTCCGCGCACGATCAGGATCGAGAAGCACGTCGATCCGAAATCCGGCGGCGGCTTCGTCGGTTTGTCGGTGCCGGATCCGGACGGTGACAAAAACGAGCGCGTCCTGCTGTGGGGCGAGCACTACAAGGATGCCATGGCGGCGGGCGAGCCATTGCATATCGGCGCCAGGGTCTCGGCTGTACGTAGCAAGGTGCAGGAGCAGCAGGGGAAAGGCGACGGAGGCGGCGGTAACCGCAACGCCCAGCTCGGCGACATCCCTGGCCTGTCGCAGGATACAAAGAATGCAGTCCGCGGTGCAGTGAACGAGCTGCGCGACCGCTCGCACACGATCCAGGTCGAGGAAGGCCACCAGCTCCGCTTCCGGCCGAACGGCGACAGCTCGAAGGACAAAATCGGCGACGAGGTCCAGCAGCATATCGAGAAGCAGTTCCTGGCGAACGGCTCCCCATCGAATGCGGAACGGTATTATGGCGCGCTCGGCTCCGTTGTCGGCAGCTACCAGAGCCCGATCCTGAAAACCAAGCAGGCCTATCGCCTGCTGACCGGCTACGCGACGGGCGGCCAGAAGGCGAACCATGCCGGCGTGTTCCATACCGGCAAGGACAGCGATTTCGCCGAGCAGAACGCCACGCAAGCGCAGGTGAAGGACGAGCTGCACGCCGAAGTCGATCGCGTCATGAGCGTGCATCCGCCGCGCGACGAGACGCAGCGCACGAACCTGGTGCGCGCCGTCGCGCTCGTGGGCAAGCAGAAGGGTGTCGCCGACAGCGATCTGAAGGATCTCTACACGAAGATCCGCGGCGGCGCGCCGGTCGGCGGAGACACGCCGCCGGAGCCGGCGACCAAGCGACTGTTCCCCGAGAGCAGCGGCGTCGACGCCAATGGCAGTAAGGCGCCGTGGGACAAAAGGGCACTGCGCGAGACGTCGATCGGCCCGGCGAATAACCTCGCCATGACGCTGCGCATGGATGGCCGGAACGATCCGACCGATATCGCGACCGCGCTGGAGGCCTACGCCCACATCCTGCACCGCACGCACGGACTGCCGATGAAGGAATCGGTGCGCGCGGCGAGCAACGCGATCCACGATATCGCGAAGAACGGCAGCAAGCAGAGCGCGCGCGAGGCGATCAAGAACGTCGACGTTTCGCATTTCGCGAGCGTGCTCGATGCGCATGCCGGAAAGGAACTCGACGACCTGGAGCGGCGCCGCGGCGTGCAGAAGCTGCACATCGACGATTTGCCGGCGATGGTGAAGGGCCTGCTCGGTGACGCGGTCGATGCGATCACGAACGAGGCGCGCATCCCGGGCGGCGAGGACGGCGGGGGCGAGTGGACCGCGGGCGGCAGCGCCGGCGCGCGCCTGGCGCGCGAAGGTGTCGAGGAAGGCGTCACACGCCTGAACCGCCCAAAGGAAAAGACCGCGCCGGCAACTTCGTCGAATTACAATCCGACGCGCGTCGCCAGTGACGCCGGCGGCTTCATCGCCGGTGAGGCAGGTGCCTATGGCGCCGGCCAGCTCGTCAGCAGCATCCTGAGCCGCTTCTTCCCGGAGGAAGCCGGCGGCATCAAACTGATCGGCGCGGTCCGCAACGCATTCGCCTCCGGCGGTGTTCCGGCCGCCGCGGGCACTGTCGCCGCACAGGGCGCGAAGGCCGGCGCGAAGGCGTTGGGATCGAGCCTCGGCGGCATCACCGGGTTCGCGGCGGGCAGCGTGGTCGGCCAGGGCGCTGCCCAGGCAGCCTATCGTGTCGCCGGCGGCAAGGCGCCACCCAACGCGCCACCGCAGCTCAGCACGGGCGAGCAGGTTGCCGAGACGCTCGGCAGCATCGCCGGTGGCATTATCGGCGGCGGCGTGGGGGCAGGGGGCGGCGGCGTCGGCACGATCGCGGCGGGCGCGGCCGGCGGCTATGCCGGTGGAGCGATCGGCCGCAACATATACGACGCCGCATCGAGCATCAGTCAGTATTTCGACGGCCATGACAGCGGACAGGCGGGCCGCGCGCTGAACCGCGCCCTGGCGCCGCGCACGGCACCCGGCCGCGCGGCCGGCCCGCAGACCCCGACGAAGCAGCCGCAGCCGCCCAGCCAGCCGCAGGGCGATCCAGGCATTCCCCCGAGATGAGCGACGCCGGCGCCGGCTCAACTTTCGTATCGCCCTCGTCACCGACGACGGGCCTGCAGCGGTACGACCTGGAGGGCGCGCCGCTCAATCTCGTGCCTGACACTGCCGCCGGCGGATGGCGAAAAAAACTTACTCGGTTTGCGGCTGGACGGCGGGACCAGGCCACGCGCGGGTCAGCCCGCGCGACCAACGGTCATGCCGCCTCACACCGTAAGGACCAAGTCATGTCGAAGCTTAATCTCGAAGCGATGCTCGGGGCGCTGCAAAAGAGCGTTGGCGAGATCAATCAAGTTGGCGGTGACAACCGCGATGAGCTGCTTGCCAAGAGCTTCAAGGAATTCGGCGACGCTTTCGAATCCGAAGTCGCCGGCGCGCTGGCGAAAGCCGCACCCGCCGACGACCTTCTGTACAAGGATCTCGGCACCGTCGGCCATGTTGCGCGCCTGGTGCATCACATGGGCCAGCATGCCAGCGAGCTGGAGAAATCCGGCGCGGAAGTCAGCCCGGAAGTCGGCACGCTGCTCGATCATTGCATGGCCTTCGGCCACTTGGCGCTGCACAAAGCGGTCAACGAGCATTGCGAGCCGGCCGAGGAAGATCTGCTGAAGCCGAATGCAGTGCTGCCGGACGGCGTCAGCCTGATCGGCGTGCCGATCGCCGACGATCACGAGAACCAGGTCGTGGTAAAAACGACGCTGCCCGAGGATCTGGCGAAGCTGGCGGTCGATCCGGCCACGATCGCCGAGCGCGCGGTCGAACTGAGCATCGAGGGTCTGCAGTTTGCGGGCGTACCCGACCAGGCGCTGACGAAGATTTTCGGCGATGGCGGTGAACTGGCCAAGGCGTTCCCGCCGCCGAAGAAGAAGCCTGATGGCGGCGACAAGTCCGGCGATGCGCCGGTCAGCGAACCGGGCCCGTCGCAGGACAATTCCGCCGGCTCAGGCGATGCCGGTAACGCCGGCGGCAGCGACGCCGGCGGCGGCGATGCGAATATCGATGGCGGCACTGCGGATTTCGATACGAGCGGCGACGATCCCTTTACCGTGATGCAGCGCATCCTGGCCGCGGCCATGATCCAGATGCAGCATATCATCGAACTGGTCGAAGGCGACGGCGACGGCAGCGAGGGTGGCGCCAGCGATACCGGCACCGATCCGAACGCGCAGCCGAGTCCGGCGCCATCCGGTGTGACGAAGGCGACGGGTCTCACCGGCCTTGCCAAGCGTATGGCCGATGGTGGTCATCGCGATGGCGGGGCGGGTGCGCCGGCCGAGGACCCGCGCGTCGCGACGCTGTTGGCAACGGTCGAGAAGCTGGCGGGCAACGTCGAGAAGCTGACCGGCGGCCAGGATGAGCTGGGCAAGACGGTCATTGCGATGGGCGATGGCCTGAAGAAAATCCTCGACCTGCCGTTGCCGTCCAAGGGCGTGAGTAACACCGCGCAGGTCCAGGCAGCGGGCGCTGGCCCGTCCGACGCGGAGTTGCAGAAGGTTTGGGACGGCATGTCGCAAGAGGACCGCGCCCTTATCCTGGTGCGCGCGGCGCAGAAGAACCCGGAGCCGCGTTTCCGTCCTGCGTAATCACACGGAACAGAATATTTCGCATAACTAGGTGTTGACGGAGGGACGGGCCGAAAGGCCCGTCCCTTTTGTCATTCAGGCAGCCATGCGCTGTCGGCTCGTCACCTCCGGCGTGAGCCACCGGTCCTGACCCGAAAACGCCGCCCGGGTCGCGGCCGTGTATCACATAAGGATGTGTCGTCATGGACGCCCAGACCCAAAACACTCTCGCGATCCTGCGAGAGGCCATGTTCAAGGCCGGCAATCCCGGCGACCTGGCCAAGAGCAATACGTTCGTTTCGCCGACCAGCGCAACCGTTGGTCTGCAGACCTATAACCTCGAAGCGCCGGCCAAGAACCTCTATCCGGTTCTGAGCCCGATCCGCAACGAAATGCCCCGCGTGAAGGCCACCGGGGGAATCCAGGCTAACTGGAAAGCCGTTACGGGTATCAATACGACCAAAGTGTCGGTTGGTATCGGCGAGGGCCAGCGCGGTGGAAACCTGTCGGTTGCCACTCAGGAATTCTTCGCGGCGTTCCGCACGATCGGTATCGAAGCGTCGGTCACCGAAGAAGCCGAGCTGTCGGCGGAAGGCTACGACGACCTGCGCGCTCGCGCGGCGAACTCGGGCCTTCAGGCGCTGATGATCGCTGAGGAACACCTGATTATCGGTGGCTGCTCCTCGCAGGGTCTCGGCACGACGGCGCAGCCGGTCCTGACGCAGGCCAATAGCGGCGGCACGCTTGCCGGCGGCAGTACGCTGTCGGTGATTTGCGTCGCGTTGACGATGGACGGCGTTTCCAACTCCGGCCTGACGACCGGCGTGCCGGCGACGATCACCCGCAACAACGTGGACGGCACGAGCGTCATCTATGGTGGTGGCGCGGCGATCCGATCTGCCAACCAGACCATCGCCATCACTGCGGGAAACAACGTGAATGCCGTGACGGCCAACGTCGCGGCGAAGCAGGGTGCGGCCGGCTATGCCTGGTTCTGGGGCGCAGCAGGCAACGAGCAGCTCGGCGCCATCACGAACTACAGCCAGGTGGTGATCACCACGCTCACGGCGTCCGGTTTCCTGAGCACCGCACTGACCACGGACAACAGCACCAACAGCCTCGTGTTCGACGGGCTGCTGACGCTGAACGCCAAGACCACGACCGCCTACTGGAACGGGCTCAACCCCGGCTCCACGCTGACGGCCGACGGGTACGGCGGCGTCGTCGAGTTCGACGAAGTCCTGCGCTGGTACTACGACACGCTGCGCGCGGCCCCGTCGCGCATCTGGGTTTCGTCGCAGGAAATGCAGACCATCAAGACCAAGTTTCTTGGTGGCGCTGGCAGCAACACGTCGACGCGCTTCGTGTTCAACGTCCAGGCTGGTCAGATCATGGGTGGTGGCCTTCCAAAGGGCTACCTCAACATGTTCGCCGGCGCGGCCAATGGCGCGAACGAAATCCCGCTGATGCTGCATCCCTACATGCCGCCCGGCACGATCGTGTTCGAGATCGACAAGCTGCCCTACCCGATGAACAACGTTAACAACGTGCGACAAATCCTCACGCGCCGCGACTACTATCAGCGCGAGTGGGTCCAGACCACCCGTTCGTACCAATACGGCGTCTACAGCGATGAAGTTTTGCAACATTACTTCCCGGTTGGAATCGCGATCATTACGAATATTACGCCCGGCTAAGGCGTAGATTCGAACGACATGGAAGGGGCGGCCGCGTGCCGCCCCTTTTTGTTGGTGAGGCACGCGCCGGGGACCAGGCGCGCTTAGCGATGCGCCGCCGACTACGGCTTTTAGGAGACTTCCCATGGCCAAACTGAAACTCCCGGCGAACGTCACCGCCGTCGCCTACAAGGAATACCAATTCGAAGGCGACTCGCACGGCATCGTCGATACCGGCGACGCGCCGGCCGACATCGTGAATGCGATCGTGAAGAACACGCGCGCGCGCCACGCCACCGACGAGGACATGGCCGCGGCTGAGATTGCCGATGCGGAAGCCGGCGCCGTCGCCACGCTCGGCAACGAGAAAGACATCCTGCTCGGCAAGCTGAAAGAGCTCGGCGTCACGGATGTCGATGGCCGCAAATCGGTTGCCTACCTGCGCAAGCGCGTGGCCGCGGCCGAAGAAGCTGCCGAGGCGGTCAAGGCGCCGATCGGCGATGTCACCGTCAAGAAACCGGCCGCGAAGTAATGTCGGGCACCGGCAGCCCACCCGCCGCGCCGCCGACGTCCACGCCGGCGCCGACGCTGATCCTGACTCAGACGGATGTTTCCGGCTGGCTCAATCTCGATGGCACGGAGGATCCGGACCAGGTCACAGCGGCGATTGAGACGGCGACGGACGCCGTCATCGACGAACTCGGATGGGACCCGCGCCAGCAGGTCTACACCGAAATTCGCGATAGCGTCGGGTCCACCACGCTGGTGGTCGGCAATCAGCTGATCACGGGCGTGTCGGCGATCAACCTGATGTATCCCGGCCAGCCACCGGTGCCCTTCGATATCCAGGGCGTCACCTGGGATCCGAAAGCGCCGATCATCTATAATTTGTGCCGGTTCCCACGCGGCCGCCAGCTCGTGCAGGTGATCTATACGGCCGGCTATCCAACGCTGCCGAATCCGATCCTGCAAGCCACGCGATACACGATCAAGGCGATGCTCGATGGCTCCGGCGTGGATTTCAACGCCACCGGCGAGAGCTATAGCGGCGTGCTGTCGCAAACCTTCTGGCAACAGGGGCCGGCGACGTGCCCGCCGAGCGCGGTGCGCCTGCTGCGCTTCTACCGGCGCACCATCTGATGGCGCGCAAGGTTGCCAACCTGGTGCAGGCGGCAATCGCGCGGCGTGGTGCGCTGATCACGCTGCGCAGCATCACGCCGGCGCCGGCGGGCCCCATCCCGCCAATCTTTACCGCGCCGGTGCTGAACGCCGATGTGCCGGTCGGCAGCACGACGCTATCGATCGACTGCGGCACGGCCACGGGCGTTCTCTCGGTCGGCGATACGATCACTATCGCCGGCCAGACCGTCACCGTGCAGACCGCCACGCGGGCGCGCGCCATCGCCGCAGGCGCGACGCCTGGTTTTGATAATGTGCCATTCACGCCGGCGCTGACGAGCGATGCGCCGGCGGGCTTGGCGGTGACCTTCACGTGGGCGGCCGATCAGCAATTGCGTGCGATCGTCGAAGTCTATCCGGAGCGGATGGTCGACGGCGACAACATCATGGCGCGAGATCTCCGCATCCGCATCGCCGCGCGTGACACGGCGCAACCAAATCCGGCGACGCAGAAGCTCGTCATCAATGGCGACGAGCGCGCCATCGTCAACGCGAACCCGGTCTTCGCCGCCGCGGCCGAACTCGTCGAATGGATCGTCCAGGCCCGATGAGCGGCGCTGCATCCACCGATCCGTTCAGTACGCAAATCGATGCCTTCATTAGCAAGGCTGGCGTGCGCATGAACGCCGTGTTCGATGCTACCGTGCAGGACATCGTCGCGCGGCTAAAGGAAGTGACGCCGGTCCGCACCGGCTATCTGCGCTCGAATTGGATTGCTGTCTCGGATGGCAGCCAATTGCCCGTGCGCGACGATGACTCTGTCGGCTTTTCGGTGACGGATGTGCACATGGCTCGCACCGTCATCATCCTGAACCCGGTCGTCTATGCAAGGCGCATCAATTACGGCTTCGTCGGGAAGGACAAGCTCGGGCGCACCTATCATCAGGCCGGCCGCCACATGGTCGAGCAGGTGATTTCCGAGATCCCGCAAATCGCGGCGAACGCCTGCCAGCGCATTACCGAGAGCCCGCAATGATCACGCAGGAAATGGTCAATGCTGCCTTCGACACGTTGCTGCAGACCGTCACCGGCTTCGGCGATATCCATGTCGACGACGGCTCGTTTTATGAGCCCAACCAAACCACCCCGTACGTCGTCGGCAAACTGTCGGCCTACCAGCGTGTCGCCGCCGGCTTCGGCCGTGACGCGGTCGTCAAGATCAGCGGCAGCTACACAGTGACCATCATGCGGCCGACCATCGAGGGGCGGCAAACCGCGGGGCAGATGGCCGGCCAGATGCTCACGATCCTCGGGCGCGGCACGACGGTAGCACTGGGGACCAATCTAAATGTGACCATCAGCAATTCCAGCGAGAAGCCACCGATGGTGGACACGGACTGGATCACCGTTCCTGTCGTCGCCGAATTTTTCGGTTCCGACCCATAAGAGGTTTCTAGCATGACGACGCCGACCATCTCGAGCACGTCCGGTAATTACGCGCGCGGCGTCAATAAGACCGTCGCCATCGCACCGGAAACCACGTATGGCCAGGTGCCGGCCGCCGGCACCGTTCCGGGCACGCTTCTGCGCCGCAACAGCGCCGTATTCAACCTAACCACGCAGCTGATCGCCAGCCAGGAAATCAACCCGTCGCAGCAGACGCGCGATGCCCGCCAGGGCCCGCGCGCCGTGCAGGGCGTGATCTCCGGCAACCTGTCGCCGGCGAGCTATACGCTGTTCTGGGAAGCCCTGCTGCGCAACAACTTCGTCGCCGGCGTCGCCTTCACCGCGCTGACCGATACGACGGCCACGCTGAACGAGGATGGCACCATCACGGTCGCGAGCGTCGCGTCGAATTTCGAGACCGGCGGCCTGTGCCTCGGCGACATGATCGACATCACCGGCCTGACGGGCGCGCCAGAAAGTGCCGATGGCGGCGAAAACCTGCGCGTCATCGCGCTGCCAACGTCCAACAGCTTCACGGCGGCCGGCGTCAATTCGCTGGAGGCGCTCGCTGCATGGATCACCGGTCAGACGATCACCATCACGGTGATCAACAAGAAGCTGATCATGCCGGCGACCGGCCAGATCGTGCCGTCGTTTACTTTCGAGGAATGGTTCAGCGATGTCGGCGAAAGCCATGTGTCGACCGGTTGCCGCCTGACGCAGGCGAGCTTCAACATTCCGGCCTCTGGCTTTGCGACCTTCTCGTCCAGCTTCACGGGCCAGAACCAGGTGGTCAGCAGCACGCAGGTTTACACGGCTGCGGCTCCGCTTTCCGAAACGACGTCACTGACGGCCGTCGGCGGGGCGCTGTTCTACAAGGGCAAGCGCATCGCCTACGTGAACAGCCTGTCGCTCCAAGTTGCTGCGCAGACGCAGGCTGATCCCGTGATCGGCTCGAATATCGCGCCGGATGTCGTGCTCGGCCGCCTGACCGCGCAGGGTTCGTTCTCGTGCATGATGACGGAGGACAGCATGCTGTCCGACTATCTGAACGAGGTCGAGCTCGATCTGTCGATGCTGTTGACCGACACCGGCACCGTCAGCGCGAATTTCTTCTCGATCTACCTGCCGCGCATCAAACTGTCGTCGGGCACAGAGAACGATACCGACCGCACCATCACGCGCTCGTTCAACTTCATGGCGTTGGAAAATCTATACGTGCCACAGGCCAACGATACCACGGTTGTCATCCAGGACAGCCAGGCCTGATAGGCGCGGGGCTCCGCGCGGCGGAGCCCCTTTCTTAGAGCAGATTGCTGTATCTTGGGGGCTCTGCTGGGGCTCTGCCTACCGGATATAGCAGCAGAGCCCATGGCTCTGCCCCTTTTCCTGAGCCCCGCAAAGAGGATTCCCATGTTCGACGTTGCTATGCTTGATACTGCCGCCCGCTCCGAGGAGGGCGTCAATTTTGTCGTGCGCAATCCCACGACCGGCGCGCAGATTTCCGACAAAGACAGCAAGCCCGTGACGATCAGGCTGATGGGCTCCAACAGCGAGAAATACCGCGGGGTGCAGCGCGCCATCCAGGCAAATATCGCGCGCCTGGCCGGCCGCGACATCAAGCAGACAGAGGATGAGCGTCGCGGCGACATGGAAAAACTCATGTGCGCCGTCACGGTCGGCTGGTCGTTCACCGAACTGGACGGCAAGCCGTTCCCGTTCACCACGGAAAATGCCAAAACGTTGTGGGGCGACCGACGCTGGACCTGGCTGTTGCAGATGGCCTTTGTGTGGGTGAATTCGGAAGGAAATTTTTTGGCTCTCTCGGCCGCCGATTGATTTGGTGGGCCGAGCATCAATTCGAACTGATGCGCCCCCTTCCCGAAGGGGGCACTCAGGCTGACGCGGTCAAGCAATACAAGCGTGCCACCGGCAGGGATCACCCTGACGGTGTGCCGCCGGTGGAATTGCCGCACGAAATATCGTATCTCTGGAACTGGTTTTGGGAGCTGAATGCCGGCCGCGCAATCGGCGGCATGGGCACCATGCTATCGATTCCACCAACCGAGATACTCGCGTGGTGCCGGTTGCGCGGCCTCGAACTGAGGGATTGGGAATTTGGCATCCTGCAAAGTATTGACGCCACGTTCCTGAAAGCGGTTAACAAACGCAAGTAGGCGGTGGACGCGGGCACCGGGGCGCCTGCGCCTGCCGTCCATGAGCGGTTCTGCCTCGGACGTCGCGGCCCTTTCGTTTGCCATTGATAGCAGCCCCGTCGTTACGGCGGCGCAGGCGCTCGATCAGCTACGTTCTTCGTCGGACCAGGTCACCGATGCACATGACCGGCTGATCGAGCGCTCGCAACGCTACATCGCCGTCGCGCGCGATATGGGCGAGAGCATCGCGCAGATGCGCCGCCAGTTCACCGACACGGCGCAGTCCATCGACGGCATGCTGGACAGCCTCGACGCTGCCCGCACCAAGCTGGATGGCACACGCGAAAGCTTCGCGGCGCTGTCGGATGCCACCGGCCATGTCCAGGCCCTGGGCGAGCAGTTCGGCGTTGGCGCCGCCGGCATCGAGGCTTTCTCGTCGCAGGCGGCGCTGCTCGGTCTGTCCGCCGGCCAGACCACGCTGGCGTTGCAGCGCATCACCGAGGCGCTGCAGAACCAGACGCTCGCCGGCCAGCAGGTGCGCGCGCAGATCCAGGGTCTCGGCGTCGATTTGGCGGGGCTCACGTCGAACGATGCCGGCAGCGTGCTGGGCACGGTCGTTTCGCGTCTGCGCGGCACCGCGGACGGCATCGGCAAATATCAGACCGAGAGCTCGATCCTGGGCGTCACTGATCCGAACACGCTCTATGGGATCAACAATCAGGATTACATTCCGGTCGAGACGCGGCGCCAAATCAATTTGGCACAGCGCGCGCAACGGCAGAATTCCGCCACCTATGGGCAGGTCGCGCGTGACGAGCGCGGCTACGCGCTAGACGATGCCGAATATCAGGATCTGTTCGGCTACTACAATCTCGGCCGCTATGGGAATGTTTTTAGCGGGCTGGACAGCCGCCAGCGCAGCGGCCTCGCGGGCACGCTCGGGCTCGCGTCCGACACGCAGTTCACGAGCGAGGATGATCGCCTTTCCGCGTTCCGATACTTCCAGCAGAACCCGGACAGCGAATACGCGAAAGCGGCGCGGCGCCCGCTCGCGCGCATCGAGCGCTACGTCCAGAACAGCGGTGTCGGGCGCGGCTACAACCATCTGTTCGACGGCACATTCGGCAGCAACGAAGCCGATATCCAGGATCAATACGATCGGGAATCGCGCGCCACCGGTTACTTCGGCGGCATCGGCGCGTTCGGCCGCGCGCAGGGCCGCGAAATCGGCAATCTGTTCAACCTCTACACGCCGCAGCCGGTCCGAGAGGATAATCGGCCGTTGGACGCTGACACGGCGCTCCGCAACGCGGAAGCCACGGCGCAGACGCTGGGCCAGTTCGGCGACCGCAGCCTGGGCGATTACCAGGCCACCAGCGCCACGCTGCGGCGGCTGCAGGACCCTTCGACGCTCGGCACGTTCGTCGGTGCCTATGGCACGGTGGAAGGCCAAGCGCGCTACGGAAACGCGCTGTCGCATCTGCGCGGCCAGCAGACCATCGACCAGACGCCTGGGGGCGCTGACCTCGATGAAGCGAACCAGCAACGCTACCTGTTGAGCCAGCCGGAAAGCCAGCGCGGCGAGCTGCAGGCGCTGATCCGGTTTATGAGCCAGAACAACGTCGGCAATCCGCGGGCGCTCTATTCGGGCGCCTCGCCAATCACGTTGAACGAGGCGCTGAATAACGACGCCAACTCCGGTGGCCCTGGCTTCCTCACCCAGGACGATAGCAAGCGGTTTCTCGCGGTGTATCGCCAGCAGGCGGCCAACGCGGCACAGCAGGTGCTCCAGGAGATTGACCGGCAGAGCGCTGGCGCCCAGCGCGTCTTGAGCGCCACCAGCGGCGCGGGCCTGGACGAGAGCGATATCGCCGGCGCGCGCTTCGGCGCCTCGGTCGAGAACTCCTACTTGGCCCTGAGCCCGCTAGAACGCGGGGGACTGTCGCTCGACCAGTACCGGCAGCGTCGCTTGACCGGCGCCGTCACGTCCGACCTGCAAGGTGCGGTCGATCAGCGAGCCCACGCATCTCAGGCTCTCGGCGCGTCGCAGCTGCGCGAAGGCGCGGCGGAATTCGGCGGTGGCGACGGCTCGATCGAACGCTCGATCGACTTGCAGAGGCAATACGCCGATGCACTCGGCCGCGCCGCCGAAAAGGGACCGGAAGCCGTCGCCGCGCTGAACAAGCTGATCGATGGCATCGCCAAGCTGGAGGAGCAGGCCGGCCACGCCGACTTCGAGGCGAAAAACTACAGCGCCGCCTACAGCAGCAACCAGTCGGCCGCCTGGGATAATTACGTCGCCAGCCAGCCGGTGGCCACGCGCGCCGGCTTGCAGGCGATCGGGCCGATCGTCAATCAGCCCGGCTTCAACCCGATCCTGGCGCAGCATAATCCGCTGTCGCAATCAGACACCGCGGAAATCACGCGGCAGGCGACGCAGCTCGGGCTGCCAAACGATCTGACGGGATACGCGCTGACGATTCCGCGTCTTGAGGGGGCTACCGACCATCCGGAGCTGCCGCTCACGCGCCAGTTCGGATTGACCGGCCAGTACGCGTCGCAGGTCAGTCCGAGTAGCCGCAGCTCGGCGATCAGCGCCATGCTGAGCGCGCTGCGCGACAATTATGCCAGGACCGGCAGCGCGCCAGGCGCGGCGATTGCCTACAACACCGGCCCGGACGATCCGGGCCTGCCCGCGTTCATCGCCACCGGCGATGCGTCGCATCTCGCGAGTCCGACGGGCGCGCGCTACGCGGCCGGCCTCGGCTTCGCGTCGCCACAGGACCGGCTTGCCGCCGGCTATGCTGATCCGGCCGTCAACGCGAATATCCAGGCCACGCTCGCGCGGCAGCGGGCTGGCTATGGCCTTTCGATCGCCGATTTGCAGGCTGGCAGCTACGGCCGCACTGCGATCGAGCCGCAGGTATTGCAGGATATCGCGAGCGGCCAGACCGGCGCTCAGCGCGTACTCGAGGCTGGCATTAACCAGAACCCGAGATCGCCGGTCGGCGCGGCTGAAGCGACGCAGCGCGCCGCCGAGGCGCAACGCACACTGACCGAACAGATTACCAGCAGCCAGGCCGCGACGCGCCAGCAGACGCAGGACAGCCAGCAGATGGCGTCAGCCATTCTGCAAGGCGGCGATGCCGCCGCGCGCGCAACGGCCGCAATCGCGGCGCACAAGGAAGCGCTGGCGACGAATTCCACGGTGGCCGAGGAAAATAAACAGGCGCAACTGAACCTCGCGGCTGCGCTCGGTGCGGAACAGCAATCGGCGGCGACCGCGCAGCACGCCGTCCAGCAGGGCACCCAACGGTCTCAGTTCCTCACCGGGCTCCCGATCACGGATGACTACGACCGCCAATATCAGATCGGCCAGTACGACTACGAGAAGCAGCAACAGCAGGCCAACCCGCTGTCGTATGCGGCCAACCCAACCGGTTTCAACGCGCAGGCGGACCAGAATTTCGCGGCCATCCAGTCGACCAACGATGTCGCGCAGTCCGCCTCCGCGGCGACGACGGCGTTCGACAACATGGGCAAGGCGATCTTCAGCAGCTTCGAGAACGCGTCATATTCGACAGAGCGTTTCAAGAAAACGATGGGCGAGCTGCTGCAAAGCATCAGCCAGATCATCCTGAAGCTGACCGTCGAGCAGCCGCTGGAGTCGCTTTTCACAAAAACGATCGGCGGCTGGTTCGGCACGTCGCTGAACGACGTGGGCAACCCGAACCCGGCCGGAGGCTTTCTTGGCGCGCTTGGTTTGTTTGGTAGTAGCAACGGCAACAGCCAGAATATCGTCAATCCAGGCCTGTATTCGGGGATATTCGATAGCTCGATCGGCTACGGTGGCGTGGGGGGCGCGGCTGCGGCTGCAGCAGGCGGTGCGGCGAGCGACGCGGAGGGCGGGTCTATTTCCGATCTCATTTTCGGTGCAGCAGCCGGCGGCGTGTGGGGACCTTTCGGCCGCATCAACTATCACGCGGCGGGCGGCATTTTCTCGGGCCCAACGCCGTTCATGGACGCCGGCGGCGGCTCCAATGTCGCCGGCGAGGCAGGCCCGGAGGCGGCCATGCCACTGACCGTGCTGCCCGATGGCAGCCTGGGCATCAAATCCGGCGGTGGCGCGGGCGGCCCGCAAATCCTCGTGCATGCTCCGATCACATACAACGCGGCCGGCGGCGGCAACGGCGGCGGCGGTGTCGACCAGGACAACATGAAGCAAATCCAGAAACAATTCGAAACCATGGCGACCGAGGCCGTGAAAAACGTCCTTCTGCGGCAGCAACGGCCTGGGGGCATGCTGTATAACAGCTATGCGGGGCAAAGCTCGTGACCATATCGACGTTCGATCCGCCGCAGGCGCCCAGCCAGGACGGCTTCAGCGCGAAGGTCACCGCACGCCTGCTCACGACCAACTTCGGCGACGGCTATGTGCAGCGCACGCCGGACGGCATCAACTATATCGGCCGCACGGTGAGTTTGAGCTGGACCGCCATCACCGGCACGCTTTGGGCGCCGATCCAGGAATTCTTCGACGCCAACATCGGCGGCATCCCGTTCCTCTATCAGGTGCCGGGCGACAGCGTCGTGCGCCAATGGACGCTGACCGGCTACACGCTCGGCACGTTCGATGGCGCGAACTATTATGGCAACGGCGTGCAGCTCACGCTGGATTACACGCCGGCCAACGCACTGCCGTCCGGCGGCGGCGGCGGCAGTGGTGGTGGCGGCACGATAGGCACGGAATTCGTCATCCCGTATATCGTCTCGGGGTTACCTGGCAGCGGTCAGCAGATAGACGTCATCATTCCGTTCGCCTTCACGATCGCCGCGAACCTTGTCGGTTCGGCCGGCTTCTCCGGCGTGGCGCCGGCGGAAACCTCGGAATGGGTACTACAGGCCATCGTCGGCGGCGCCGAGACCGCGATCGCGACAATCAGCTGGTCGGGCACGGGCGCCACTTATAGCTCGTTCGCCTACTCGGGCGCCGCGGGCACCGTGCTGTCGATGCTGTGCCCGACGCCGGCCGACGCGAACCAGGCGAATATCAGCTTCTCGTTGGTTATCCTGTCCACTTAGGGCTTCGAAACTGGGCAGTACCGAGAGACAGTTGGATTCGCTATGCAGTGGGCGGCGCGAATAGCGCCTCTAAGTCGGTTGCGTTGATCCCGAAAAGTGCTTCGGCGCGTCCATGTATCAGCTTTGTCCGCTCCGAAAGCAAATTCGGGAAATTACCAGGCTGCAACAGATCCCAGGTGAGCAACCGCTCCTTTAAATCCTCGTCCGAGTACGCCGGCTGTTCTCCGGGCTTCTTGAACCACTCGTGAGGTGGTGTATCGGACTTGTTCAGATTATCTTTCCCGCGCAGAAAATGGAAGTTGGCGTAATGGTTAGTTTGGTCTGGCGACGTTCCCGCTTTTTCGAGAGTCGCGCGGGGGAATATATGGTCTCGCTGCAGATTGTCTGGGTTGTTGTTAAGCGTAATGCCACCGTGAGCAATGTTTAACGTCAGATCAAGGTGACGCCCCAGGAGCGTCTCGAGCGAGTTGATCCCATATTGCTGCGCAACGAAGTGCATTAGCTTCTGCAGGGGAAATTGTTGGCCCGCCTTACATTCGTTACGAGCAAACACGCCCATTCGAGCCTCAGCACCTGCGAAGATGCCACTCATAAGCGCAACGTACACAGCGACAACGAGGCGCCGCCGTTCCGCAGGGCTTGGCGTAGGATTCAATACAAAATAGAGAACAAACGGCAATAGTGAATTGTGTCCGCCGCGAAAAAACCGCTCCGACGTAATCTTGCATCCATCCATCAGTAGTGCGGTCAACGACTTCCAGGCCGCCAATACCGCAGGGAGCAATTTTGGAAGCTCAATCGCGAGCTTTTCGACTCGACCACGATCGGCGACCAAGCGGTCAAAACGCGTGTCGGAACCATTAACAAGCAAAAGGCCTTTTAAGACGTCATCGCGCGTGATAGTAAATGGACGTTCGCGGTTGATTTCGTTCACTGATCTGTAGAGTTCGGGCTGGATGTCATTCCACTTAAGGTCCAATAGGCTCATCAAGAGGTCCGACTTCTGGAGCACTAACCCCCCAGAATTGACCCGGACAAATATTTCCAGGATTTCCTCAATAGGCATCGGTTCGGACGCATCTTCATCTATAAGATGCACTTGAAGCGCAGTCTTACTTGCGAGCACGGTCGCGCACTGCAGGTAGCTCACGGTCATTCGTTCCGTCGAGGCGGGGTCCAATCCCAAATCAGCCGCCCTCTTGGTCGCAATGACGCCTGCTTTTGCGGCGGGAAGTTTTGTTAAGTCCTGAAATTTTACGAATACGGTTCTTATCGTCGTCCCGGCTTTATCTCCCTCTGGCCGTGGCCAGGCGTTGAGAGCGGCCGCATCTTTCTCAGTAAGGAATCGACAGTCCCAATAGGCGTCGCCAGCGTCCTTGTCACCCTTTACGCCGCTAAGCGTGTCGACAAACAATTTTCTTCCATCATAGGTGCCAGCGAGCGCTACGAACAGGCTGGTCAGTCTCTGCTGACCATCAAGCACAAGGTACCGTTCAGACGAGTCATCGCTATCGAAGTCTACGGTGATACCAGCATCCGATTGAACGTCCTTCTGGAAGCGCCGGAAGCGCTGCATCGTTGCCGTTTTCCATAGGAGCGTAGTCCCGATGGGAAATCCGCGTAACAGGCTGTCGATCAGCCTCGCAATACGATCGTCCCTCCAGACAAACGGACGCTGCATTGCGGGCAGGACGATCCTACCCGCCTCGACCTGTGCCATAACACCGTTCAAAGTTGGATCGAACAAGTTGGGCTACCTCTCCTTTCTGGTGCTTTGATGGTAAACAGGGCCGGTATCCTAAGGCCGCCAACCAAGATTGTGCATCGGTGCTCTTGCTATTCGTTGCATAGTGGGTATTTTCTATTTGACCACCAGAAACGGCTTTCGGTCGTCCCGCTGCATGCGCAGCGGCCGAGGAATCGGTAACTCATCAGGAAGCCCGGCAGTTCGTGCTGCCGGGCTCTGAAGGATCAATCATGCACCAACATGACATCCCTAGCCGCCTGTCCCAGGCGGCGACCAACAAGGTGCTCTGGGCACACTCAAAAGTCAACGCGCCCGAAGCAGATCGTTACATGCGTCTGGCCGACGAGGCAGAAATCGCTATCGTCGGCACACCAGCCCGCAGCCCAGACATGATCATCGCCAAGCTGGCAATGGCCATGGATTGGGCGAGCAATGGTCCACACCGTCGTTCCGTGCCCTCATACAATTGGCGATTGCCGACCTGGAGGGCATGCTAGAGCAAGGGGCAGAGCCCTCTGCGTTTCAGGTCAACGGCCACGCATCGACGTTCGAATGGGTGGAGTAGATACAAGCTGCCGAAGACACGTCTAGCCAGCCCCCGCCCACCAACACTGCACCACCCAAGGAAGCGGCTCCTGAACCGCCCGAAGTCGAGATCGATCGGTGCGCTCGCCCCTGCATCGTCAGGGGCGTACTCTACCCATCGATTTCCGATGCCGCGCATGAAACCGGTATGAGCATGGCGGACGTCAGACGTTTGAGCCGACCTTTCTAGCAGCAAACCCCCAGGCCCCCCGCGGGCCTGGGGGTTTTTGCGTTTCGGCGATACTTCCGCCGGGAACCAACCGGCGCGCCCAAGCTGGGCATGTCCGTTCAATTCCCGCAACTTATTCAGAAACTCGCGCCCGGCTACCCGCTGCTCGATCTGTTCACGATCGACTGTACGCTGATCGGCGGGACCATCTATCATTTCACGCCGGGTCCGCTCACGCAGAGCGGGAGCGGCGGCGTCGTCATGGCGGACACTACCTACCTGACGCTGCCAATCGACATCGAAGGGCTGGAATGGAATGGCCGGGGTCCGTTGCCATCGCCCAAGATGCGCATCAGCAACGTGCTGGGCCCCACCGGCGGCACTAATTATGCGATGGCGCTCGTGATCGCGAACAACGATCTGCTCGGCGCCACCGTGACGTACGTGCAGACCTTTACCTGCTTCCTCGATGGCCAAGTCTACGCCGATCCAACCGCGACGTCGGAACCCGCTATTTTCCGCGTCGACCGCAAAAGCCACGCCGACAAGAATTTCGTCGAGCTGGAACTCGCGGCCGTGACCGACCAGGAGGGCAAGCAGCTTCCGTTCCGCCAGGTCCTGCAAGGCGTCTGCACGCGCAGCTACCGCGTATGGGACGTCGGCACCGGCACCTTCATCCAGCAGAATTGCCCTTACACCGGCAGCGATTATTTCACCGCGTTCACGGTCTCGACCGAAAATCCAGCGCTGGATCAGTGCGGCCGGCGGCTGCGCGATTGCGTCGCGCGCTTCGGCGTGTCCACCCCGCTCCCCACGCGCGCGTTCCCGGGCGTCGCACTGAACCCGGGCGGCTAAGGCTTTCGCAGGCGACCAAGCCGCGCGCCCAAGGTCGGCATGACCGATCTCAGTATTCTCACTGCGGCAGCGACGAAAGCGGCAATACAGCTGCACGCGGTCGAGTGCTTCCCCAAAGAAGCCTGCGGCATCATTACCGCTGACGGCTTCATCGCGCTGCCCAACCGTCATCCCGACCCGGAGAATTTCTTCGACTGCGCCGATGACGCGGCGGAATACCAGATCGCCGGCACGCTTCTGGCCGTGGTGCACAGCCACGGGGCGCGGCCACGCCAACGCGTGAAGCCGAATTATCCGTCGTCCATGGATATGCGCCAGCAGGCGGCGATGAACGTACCATGGGGCCTCTGCGTCAGCAGCGCGACCATGGCCACGAAACCCTGGTTCTGGGGTCCAGGCATCGAAACCCCGCCGCTCGTGGAGCGCGTGTTCCGGCACGGTCCGGGTGGCTCCGACGGCCGCGGCGACTGCTACGCGCTGATCAAGGATTATTACGAAGTCGCGCAAGGTGTCGACCTGCCGGATTTCCCAAGGGATTGGGAGTGGTGGCTCGACGAGGACGCCGATCTTTACGAACATGGCTTCCGCGACGCCGGCTTCGAGCCCGTGCGGCACGATGACGTGCGCATCGGCGATGTCGGCCTGGTGGCTAGCCCCGTCGTCGCCGCCGACGGCCGCGCGTTGCGGCCGCGCGTCATCCATGGCGCGATCTATGTCGGCGAGCAGCAGGTGCTGCACCACAAGGCGGGCCGGCTCTCGATGATCGAGCCGCTCAACTCCTGGAATCACATGGTCAAATATTGGGTGCGGCATGCCAGCAAACGCTAAACGTGTGCGCCGGCCGGAGGCGCCACCGGGAACCACGCATATCGTTCTGCATGGCGCGCTGAAAAAGGAATTCGGCGGGCCGTTCGATTGGGGCTGCAGTACGCCTTCGTCGGCGATTTACGCGCTCATGGCGAACAAGCCAGGCTTCCGGCAGGCACTCGAAAAGGGCTGCTTCCGCGTCGTGCGTGGAACCATGAAAGACGGCGTGGATCTCGACGAGCGCATGCTGCGCATCCGCTTCGGCGCGCGGCCGGAATTCCATATTATCCCGGTCGCCGCGGGCGCCAAAAGCTCCGGCGGTCTAATCAAGGTACTGCTGGGCGTCATATTGATCGCCGCGGCCGTGCTCACGGCCGGCGGTGCGCTCGGTGTCGAAGCCGCCGCCGGGTCAGCGGCAGCCACCGGCGTCGGTGGCGCCGGCGGCCTCGTCACCGGCGCACTCGGCCTGACGCTCGGAAACACGCTATTCGGCGTCACTGCCGGTGCGCTCGGGCTATTCGGCTTCGGCCTTTTGCTTGGCGGCATCGGCGACATTCTGACGACGACACCCAAACCGCCGCGACCGAATGTAAGCTTCCTGCTCTCAGGCCCGCTCAATACCGTCGGCCAAGGCGGGCCGGTGCCGATCGCCTATGGCATGAAAATCCGCGTGGGGTCCGTCGTCATTTCGGCCGGCTACGAAGCGGTCGCGCTGAACGGCTCGGATCAGGGCGATTATAGCAACCCGATGAGCGGCGGCAGCTTCGATAACCCGATCACCGGGCCTGGCTCATGAGCCATTTCGCCATTGGTCATGATCCCGGCGCCACGCCGAGCCGGACGAGCGCGTTCAAGCCGCTTAAATCGCACGTCATCCATCACGGCCGCGCGATGGGCGCCGGCAGTGGCAAGGGCAAAGGCAGCGCCGGCGGCGTCGAGGCGCCGAACACGCTGCAGTCCAAGGCGATTGTCACGATCATCGACCTGCTGAGCGAGGGGCCGATCGGGGGCCTCGTGAACGGCGCACAGTCGATCTATTTCAACAATACGCCGCTGAAGAACTCGCTCGGTGCCTACAGCTTCAAGGGCGTCACCTATCAGCTGTTCCTGGGCACGCCGGACCAGGGCTACGCGGCGGGGTTC